TTTTCCTCCAACAGGCTCCAGAGCATCAATTTCTGCTCGCGTACCGAGTTTTTCGAGGATTCGGGCGATTGTTGCATCTAAATCTTTGTCGCTGAGATTTTCGTGGACGTGATGGATTTCTTTTGTTTCCTTGAGTTTGCCATATGCGCGGCTGGCCAATACATCGAAAGCGTAGGCGTTGCCGGATAGCAGGGCGGCGGCCATGAATTTGTAAACAACCTCTCGATTGTTAGCGAATACTGCCTGCGCAATCTCTTTGGCTAGATCATTGGTACGCCTGCCGCTTGGATTGCCGCTCTGCCCCGGTTTCCATGGCGCCACTAAGTTCGCCAGACTCCTTGCCCTGCCTTTCGGTGGCGTTGACGGTGGTTGCACCGATTCTTGCGCGTTCTTGCTTTCTTCGATAGACTCAGCGGTTTTCGGCACGGGCTTTTATATCTTTGCCCCCGGATAGGCCTGAGAGACCGCGCTATTCCAAGCGTTCTTCAGATCTTTGGGGCTTGAATACGGGATCGTCGGCAGACTGGCTGATTGCGCCCTCACATTCACTGCGCGCTGCCACGAGCCATTTGCGGGAAGGTGCTCAATGACTGTACCGACCACCGAGTTTGCGATTGCCACGGCAACCGTAATGTATTCAACAAGTTCCGGATGTTTGACGTGAGCCGCAGCGAGGATTCGCGTGAGATTGGCCGTGAGCGCACCGGTTAGTCCCTCGATCTGTGCGCCAATGCCAGGCTTTCCGGCGGCCACCGCTTTATCGTATTGGCCCACCAAGTCAGCCAGTAGTTTCAGGTCCGCGCCCGCTTCCTTGAGATATTCCCCGGCCTCTGGATCGCCCGCTGACAGAATCCCCTCAGCGGCTGATACTACGTCCCGGGCTACGTCGATGCTCTGGACCAGCTCAGATGCGCCGCAACCGGCTAGCCCGAGCGGTAGAATAAACAGCAGAATTGCCAGAGTCGCGCTTGCGAATTTCCTCATTGAGTTCTCCTTGTAAGTCGTTGAAACCAGGGATAATAGAGTTTTCATTATTTTCTTGACAAACCCAAGCAAAAATGCAACACTTAAAGCATGGAGGTTGTTATGGCGGACATCAGCATCAGCAAATCTCAGAAACGCGCGATGGCGCTTTTGAATCTCCCGGCGGTCGCCAGCTATACAGAAGCGGCTAAGGCCCTGGGGGCCGTCATCGTGGAATATGATGGCATCCCCTTCGGACAGACATGGAGAACCGCTGCTAAGTTGGCTGATGCTAGCCTGCTTGCAGCCTTCACGCGCAAGGACGATTCGTACTATGACGCTCTTGCGAATTCGCAAATTGACGGCTACTGAAAGGAGTTTTGTTATGAAACTGCGAAATGAATACCTGAACAGCCGCGCGACGGCGTTTTTGTACAGCCCCGAGGCAGCTGCGTATGCCGCTGGTGGTAACTGTGATTTCAAAAACTACAACATTCTTCACGATCTCGGCATGTCCTGGCAAAGCAAAAGTGTCACAAATGCTTTGACTGAGGCAAGTCAACGCAAGTTGCAACAACTCATCGAATCCCCAGAGCAGGCTGTGTGCGCTGCATTCGATAAATGCGAATGCGGGAAACCGCACGTTGAGCCTACCGTTCTCACGTTCCCCGTGCTTATACGAAAGATCACTTACCCGGGCGCGCAGTACTATCATCTGCTGCCTCACAAAACCAATCCCATCCTCTTGATTTTTTGGGATAGAGATGGTGAATGGGCAGAGTATCGCGTGGGCGACCCAACTAAAGCGCCTGCGTGGAATTATTCCGTCGTTGTGGATTTGCTGGAAGCAAGAAAGGTCGCTGGGTCGGAGGTTGCGTAAATGCCCCGGCCCACCCTGCGACTTTCCAAAATCCGTGCTCGCGCTGGCCGAAAAGGCGGCGCGAGCACATCGGCCCGCAAGCGATCTGCGGCCAAAGCAAATGGGGCTGGCGGCGGCCGTAAGCCCCTCTACACTCCCTGCCCTCGCCCTCGGTACCGGTATCATCGGTTCGTCAACAATCGTTGCCCTTGCGGGGTTACACGCGAAGATGCATTGATCGGGCCTTCCTGCTAATGACAGCCATTTAGCCGGTGGCGCCGACTCGCTATGCACGCTCCAGACTCTATCCACGTTTCACCGGAGCCACTCTACTTGGCCTTGCTCCAGAAATCTGAAGTAGGTTGCGCTGCCAATCGGCAGCCTGTGCGTGGGCCTAGCATCAATTACTTAAGCCATCAGCTCCTTAGCGTGCTGTTCCTCTGTGGCCGCATTCACGTAGTGGTTGCGCTTTTCAAAGTCGCATACGTAGTCGGCGTAGCGCTCCGCAAAGTCCATGTAATCAGCCTGCGTCCAGTGATCCATATTCCGCACGGCGGCAATTACTGCATAGTTTCGATGGGCTTCTGCTTCCGCTTGAAGCTGGCGGCGTGCGGCATCCCAAAACTCTAAAGCACTTAACATTTTCGGCCTCCAATTACGCCTTCTTTGAGTTCGCGTAAGCCAGCAAAATCGATGACGCTGCAGCCAGGAACCCGGCAATCTTCGGCGCTCCTGCCAACGCAGAGTTGACGGCTTTTTGTACGGCGTCGTTAGTGCCGTAGAGTAGGGCTGCGCTCAGCGCCACGCCGGCGAACCAGTGCGCCCATGCTTGAAATTGAGAAAGCCATTGTTTCATCGTGTTACGCCTCCAATCAACTCAATCTGTTCCGCTTTGGGCTAAAACAGACTCGGTTGAGCGTCAATTCTTGCCAGCCGATCTCGGGCGATTCGGCAGTATTCCCCGCTGATCTCGAATCCCAGGAAGTGGCGGCCTAGCTTCTTGGCGGCTACCAGGGTTGTGCCGCTGCCGCAGTAGTTGTCTAGCACCACTGCACATTCATCCGTTGTGGCCCCGATGCAGATATGCGGCAGTTGCTCAGGATATGCTACGGGATGCTCTTTCTCTTGTTCGTGCGGTATCGGCCAAATTGTTCCTTCGCCCACATATGCCTGATTCCATATCCATTTTGGGCTGCGAACGAACCACAGAATCCGCTCATCGAATCGGCAGAACATCCGCGCATTGAACATCATGCCGCCTCTTCGATCCCAGATTATTTCTTGCCGCAGCGTCCAACCTCGAGGTTTGAACCATTCAACGGGATGGAGCAAGAGCCCGTCACGCCATCTCACTTGATGGTTATAAAATAGCGAGCCACTTTGCCGCGTGATTCTCGATGCCTCGGAAAAAACGGCAATCTGTTCTTGCTGGTATTGCTCCTCTGGCACGTCATCGGCGTATCCCATACGCTGCCAGTTCTCAACAAACCCGCGTCCGCTGCCTGTTCTGCCCCACATACCAGATGGCTCCGAAAGCAAAGAGCTTAACTGGTTATAGGGAGGCGACGTAATCACCGCATCCACGCACCCATCCGGCAGAGCCTTCATCAGCTCCAGGCAGTCTCCCTGAACGACTGAACAGCATGGATAAGGCCCGATTTTGCGGTCAAGCTCCCATAGCTCTTCCCGGCTAAAATCCATTTCCTTCCTCCAGAGTGAATTTCAAGCGATTCCCTTGCGCATCGGTGTAGACCAAGAACCCGAGATTTTTCCCGGTCAAGCTCTTGCAGTTGCTCCGCTGCTCATAGTTGATGACCTTCATCCGCTCGCCTGGCGCCCAATCGATTCGTGAATCTCCGCAGAATGTTGCGTTGAAAGCCTGGCCTTTCGAGGTTTGCAGACGATATTCCGCCGGCGAATAGCGCTCAAGGACCAAAACATCGGTCAAGGTCTGCGTATTCGCTACGAGTTGCGCGTTTCTGTGGGAGTATCCGGCGCCGTAGCCGATCGCCAGAGCCGCGACGGCGATCACCCGCTTAGGGCCGATTACCCTCAGTTGGCGCAGCGCCGATGCGGACTTCAAGCGCCGCGACTCTTGTGCGGAGGTCCGCCACTTCCTCAACCAGCTTGTCCCGCTGAGTAATCGCACGCTTAGCCCAAAAAAGCATAAGCCCACCGCAGAAAGTAAATATGGCAGCCAGTGCGAGGTGAAGGG